CCCAACGCCGTGCGATTCGGGGCCTCGCACAGGTCACCTTTGTAGCGGCGCTGATTCAACTGTACAACGCGTTCGCACCCAATGACTTGACAGCTGACCAAGTGACAGCTGTCATGGTCATTGCTACTCCACTAACGGCGTTCGTCCAGAACTTCTTCGAGGACCGCGGCACTATCCCATCGGTCCTCAAATCCCCAGCGTCCAGCGGGGCTGATCCGATGCCCAAGGACGGTGGGACCGTTACCTAGGCGCGCTACGCAGCCGGGAAGTGGACCGACGATAGGTCCATCCATGCGTTGGAGCCCATGTACGGTACGATCTCCCCAGTGGGGAACGCGAGCACTCCGCCTAGAGTGTTGTTGGACATAGTAGGTATGTGAATGTACTGGAAGGACGGGGGCCACGGCTTGTATCGGTACCCGACAGGTAGCGTGAACGCCCCCGCTCCCAGTACTCCACTGCGTATCAACCCACGCAAGAACACTCGACCACTAGAATCCCTAGCGTACGCAGCTTCAGCGAATCCAGACCCGTAGTTCGCCCACCCGTTGTCGAACACCGTAACCGGGACCCACGCTAGCGGCCTGGCTTCTCGAGTCTCGAGCGCGTGGATACGATCCACCAACCCGCGTACGATCTTGTCGAGGTCCGACACTTCTACGTACTGGGCCATTAGTTCTCTTCCTCGCCCTCGAAGTGGATTCGTATGTTCTCAGTGCCGTCTGACACGGTAATTTCCACGCCTATGATCTTGCGTGGTTGTTCAGCCCCTAAGAACTTCCCCAATATCAAATCGCCCATGAAGTACTCACGGCCGTAGACCGTACCAGGACTGGCTACCACCTGGAAGCTCATGTGGTTATCGGGGCCGTGTTCCAGTAGGTGAGCATCCCCCAACGCTTGTAGTCCTGGGATGGTGGCCTCGGTACGCGCATCGTGGGTGTACTCGATACGGTTCCAAGGCGATGCATTGAGACCGAATGGAGCGGTACGTTCGACGAACGTACGCCCCACGCCTTCGCCTTGACCTAGCACGTACACGGCCGTGACTTCTTCCATACGGGATTCGGTCAAGTAAGGGGCTGACATGTTGGCATGCTCCAAACTAAATACGACCGGAGCTGCAGGGCCCGCGCCAGTTTTATCCTGGCCCTTTCGAGGCCAATAAGTGTGGAAGGCGAACAACAACGCTCCCGACGGAGCTGACCACGTTACATCGAAGTCCACTGATTTCGCTGCACCGATCTCCTGCACAATAGCCAACAGGTTTTTGTAGGCACGCCGCCCTTCCCACACGGGAGCCAAGCCGAAGTTGGCATCCACTGAAACCGTGTTGAGGTTCCCGTCGGCCATACGTCCGTTAGCAACCGTTGCGTTGGGTCCGATGTTCTCGCGTACGTACTGCTTCATGGCGTCGTCGCCAGTCCCGATCTGGTATTCTCCTTCGACACCACGTACCAACGACAGGTCACCCGGGCGCCACAGTATGTGGCGACGCTTGATAAGCGCTTCCAAGCTGCGACCGTAGGATGAGAACAGAACTCGTCCACGGTCCGTAACCTGTTGGACTCCGGTACGATGGAAGGCTACGTAGTCTTCAGTCCATGGTACGCCTTCAGCCTCGTCACGTCGTAGGACTTGGATCAACGTATCTAGCTGGAACAACTCTCGTTTGGGATCGTCACCGTCGATCGAGAACGTGTGGTACCCGTAGTCATTCAGGCGTTTGTAGTAATACAGCGAATTCCAATCGTCGAAGATCGCTGTCAGCGCTCCAGTGGTACGGTCGTACAACCGTACCTGGTATGCGTGGCTCATCTACCCGCCTTCACTAGCTGGCGGCAGGGCCCACACAAGTAAGCACGTCCGTCCACGTGGCCTTCCGCCCTATGGGCGGGCGTCCATTCGGGTGGCACGGTTGTGTAGCGGAGCGCCGGTAGTTTGTATTCTTTACCGCAATTCTCGCACGTGTCCATTAGGGAAAAACCTCCTCCCCCACCCATATTTCGAAGGGTGGGTCGCCCAAGCAGTCGTCGAAGGGCTTATACACGTGTATGTCTGTGACGCAAGCTGCCAAAATTTCTCGAATTCGATCCATGTGATTCCATGCAGGATCGTCGCTATCCTCGTCGATGCGAGCGACTATGGTGTATTCCACCAGGTCTAGCCTCCAGCCAACGGTGAGCTTTTCCAAATGGAAATGCTCACCCTAACAGAGCTCGAGCCACGTCGCGGTCCATGGCTGGGCCAATGTACTCGAACCCAGCGCTCAGTCGGTCGATGGCGATAGAAGCTCCGAACTTCCGATCTCTAGACATCATACCACCTCCAGCGGTACGACCAGGGGTGCGATGCATTCTCCATAGTGGAGAGCGCGCACGCGTGCGTACCAGCCCTGGATGGGCGGCCGTAGACATTGCACGAAAACCGAGTGATTTCCACATGGAAGCAATATGCCGGGAGAGAGCGTTCCCGATACCAACCCCTTGATAGTCAGGCAAAGCGACGACGCGGTGCTCCCTTCGAAGATTGTGAATCTGGCCATGAGGCTGGGGCAACCACGCGTCGAAAGCGACGGGGATTCCTCGCCACATGGCGACAAAACAAAAAGCGGCATGGTTGAGTTCCGCGCTCAAATAGTGATGGTGCTTGAAGAGCTTCCAAGCCGAATGATGGACGCGGAAGACTTCGAGCTCAATTTGTGGTCGGGGTCGAACCGACCTCCAGGTGAACTCGTTGGTGACTGGGGTGTAGGTCCAGTCTGGTTGGAGCCATTCCTCTACGTCATAGTGGCAAGTCACTGCCACGAGTTGGACCTGCTCCTTGTATGCTCGCACAGCCCGAGCAACCGCACACGAACCAATCTGCGCGACGGTACGGTCCACGACTGAGGTAAACTCGTCGAGTACCAGGAGTTTTCGGCTCGGTGTCCCGGGCTCTGCCCCCTGGCCTGTGTGACCCGAAAGGGCATCCGCGAGGGCACGTGCGACGGTTACTCGGAATTGTTCTCCAGTACTAAGTACATGATATGGACGCACCCACGCAGGCGGAGAGGAGAATCCAACAGAGTTGAGAACTTCCACGATTGCCCGCACTGGCATACCAGCTGGGAACGAATCAAGGACCGATCTAGATACATCCCATCCGTAGGTAGTTCCAATGTGTATAGGCCAGAGAGCGCGTGCCACGGTGGTCTTCCCCGACCCCGACGGTCCGACGATGAGTCCAATGTCCCACTCCTTCTCCTCGAGCGGCAGCTCCACGTCCCATTCTAGGCGAGTACGTTGGGACGCAGGCACGTCGAAGATGCCTTCCATCTGCATGACGCGTGCGGTACGCACGACGTCTGATTCGACGGTGACTTTCACGACATGATCGCCTTGATGGTGGTGCCATCCCAGCTAGCGAAGTCTTCTTCGGCCAGAATCCCGAGGATCATGGATTGGGTGTCCTCGTTTGGGCACGTTATCACGATCAGGAACTTGCGTTCGATCTCGTCGGATTGGTCGCCACTAGTGTAGCCCTTCGACGTGTGGTCACGCAGCGCCTTCTCAGCTGGGATGATCGTGCGTTCGACAGCACCACCATACACTGCGGGGTAGGTCTTCCCATCCTTGCCGATGGTCTGGAGCTGGTCGAGGGTTTCGCGTACATCGTCAGGGACTTCCTCGAGCTTGCGCCATACGGTTCCGACTCCGACGTTAGCCACTCGAGCGATGGCTTGGAGCGTCATGTTGAAAGGGGGTTGGCGCAAGCGTGCGAACAGTGACGCCTTCTGTTCACCAGTCAAATGGCGACGCTTGAGGTTCAGGGCGAGCACGTAGTCTCGCTTGGCCTCTTCGTTCTCGAAGTGCATGATCTTCTGGTCATACATCGGCACGTCGTACCCCTCGTCGAGGAGTTCATCGTACGCACGCAAGCGATGGTGGCCATCAAGTATGTTGCCGTCACCATCGAACTCAATGGCTACGGCGACGCCGCGATCCTTGATATCCTCCTTCAGCGCGAGGAACTCCTCGTTGCTGAGCGGTGGCATCAACTGATACGGAGCGGTCGTCGATGTATCAGGCATGTTCTTGCTCCAGAATGGGTTTCCAGTATGTCATAAGGATCATCATGTCAGTGTTGTTGTGCACTATCATCGCTGCTATGGTATCGAGGTTGAACCCTACTGCGAGGGCTCGGTCGATGATAGCGTCAGCTTGTGGGCGCCAGTATTCGTCGATGAGCAACTCCTTTATGGACGTACGTTTATCGAGTGTCAATCGGGTAGCTCGAAATGCATGCGATGGCCGCACACGTCGCAGTCATAGACTTCACAGGTACCTTCGTCGTGGTCTACGTCTTTGACGTAGTGCATTGGCCCACCACAGCGATTGCATTTGGGGGTGGTGTCGTCATCTGGCATCAGGCCTCAATTCCTCGAAGCACAGTAGGTGTGCTAGTGCATCGACTTCGTGGCGAGTGTGAGCTTGGCCTTTCAACATGCGTTCAGCCAGCTCGAGCCAAGGGTAGCGTTTGCTAGGGCTGTGGGCGAACCCGCGTACGCCCAAAGCATAGCACACTGCCTTGATCCCACCCACCAATTCTATCGTATAGATCATGTACTTGTCAACCCTTCCTCCCGTGCTAAATATTTCGAACACGCAAAAGTCGGGAGTATTGGGTGGGGTGAAGAGGTCCCAGAGGTCTGCGGGGTCTGTGAGGGTGTTCGTGAGCCATCGCCCGTCCGGGAACCTTGCAGCCACTCCACTAGCGCCTCCTGGATCAATAGCAAGGACTGTGGCTCCAGGTACTGGACTGGGGGTGGCTCGTTGTGCAACTTTTGCAATGAGGGCTTCATTCTTGAGTGTCGGCTTTCTAGCGTCGGCTGGTTCACGGACGGGGGGGCGCTTCGCGCGGGGGCGAGTCGAGGTTTTAGTGAGTGGCATGAGGGATAAGAAGCTCCCACGGCGACTCACGTGGTACTACGTGGGTGTTGTGAATGTTGGGGCCGACCTTGATTTCAACAGCGATGTTCGGACCACCTGCCATCTTCGGGCGTTCCATAACCTCACGCACCAATCGTGTAACCTCGAGTTCATATCGCAGATCGTACTCCACCCAAATCGCATCATGCACGTCCAATAGGAAGTACGAGTTGTACTCGGTGAGCTTGGTGGCTAGTTCGAGTGCGCTAACGAGTACGTGGTCCGATGCGTTGGACTGGATAGGGAAGTTGATCGCCTGGCGTAGGGAGTCGGTATCCAAGATCACTGGGAAGTGCATCTTGCGTCCGAACTCAGTCCACAGTTCACCCTGTCGGCGTGCTGTGGTTTCGATCATGCGTGTCCACTTCGTGAATTCAGGATAGCCCGACCAGAAGTTGCGGATCAATTCCATCGCCTCGCGATACGAGACGCCGAGCCCCATAGGGGGAGGTGCGCCCACCTTATCAGGTCCACCACCATACATGAGTGTATAGCGTAGCTTCTTAGCACCCTGCCGCTTCACGTCCCATTCGTGGTTCTTGCGGTGGTTGGGAAAGCCGTAGTCGAACCTGGAAATCTTGAACGCGATCTCAGCCGTGGCAGAATGGATATCGCCCGAAAGCAGTTGTTCTAGCATGACTGAGTCCTGCGACAGGAACCAGCCTACCCAAGCTTCGATCTGTTCGTAGTCAGCCTTGAGCATCCCATGCGTAGCGGGATTGTGGGGTATGAAGATGGATTCGATCTCAGCGTATTCAGCACCCACGGTGTACGGTTGCGGGATGGTCTGCATAGGTGGTCGCTTGTACGTGCGTCGTCCAGTACGTGCGGTGTGGAATTGGCCTGATGGATGGATCGCTCCATCGAGTTTCAGTTCGTTCTGAATCTGGAACACGAAGTCCATCATACCGTCTAGCGTACGGAACGTGCGTAGCTTCTGTGCGAATGGATGGTCTAGTTGCTCGAGCACCTCCTTGTCGGTCGAGGGGCGTGGGGCTGTACGCACGCCACCTCTAGTCATCTTGATAGGCTCGAGGCCCAACGTCTCGAAGAAGAACTTGGAGAGCTGCAACGGGCTACCCAGGTTGATTTCATCGGGGTAGCCTAGTGCGCTAGCTTCCGCCTTCATATCGGCTTCCATACCGATCCATCGAGGCATCCACGTTTCCCAGCCTAGTTGGATAAGCTTATGATGGTCAATGTTGATGCCTCGGTATTGTGCATCGCGATAAACGTTGTACGCGGGTATGAGTATGTCGTAGTAGAGTTTGGTGGTTCCCTCGCGTACCATGCGCTCGTGTAGTATAGGGTCGGTCCGTCCGGTGTACACAACATCGGCTGAGTTGTATCGGTCAACCACCTCCGGCGGCAGTTTGTGCATTGAGCCATTCTTCTTGTGGCTTTCTAGGGGGGCGTCGTACCAACCGGCGCCTTGGTACTCTCGAGCCAGAGTCTTAAGCCCGTGGTGGCCTGCTCGCTCGTCAACGCAATATGACTTGAGACCGAGGTCCTCAGAGATTCGTAGGCGCTGTCCAAGGTGTCGCCATATTCCCATAGTGTCGTAGACACCGAACTGGAACTCCCATCGTACTCCGTCAGGAAAACGCAAGCCATCGGCCCAGGCTCCTGGTCGGAACGTATATACGTACTCTCTTCCACTATCCTCCCGCCACCGAAATCCCACACGCAGGAGCTCTTCTGTGAAAACGTCAGTGTCGGATTCGTCGGTTGTTTTCGAGTTCGTTTCAATGTCGATGACTGTGAGGGTCCCGCGGGGGATAGAGTCAAGGATGGCTTGGGCTTGTGCAGGGTCGCTGACCATCTCGTAGTCGAAGTTTGCGATCGAGCCGTCACGAGGCCACTCCAGTATCATTGGTATTTTGTCGAAGTCTCGGATCAGGTCCTGAGCCATGCTCATGCTCTGGGCACGTAATACGCCAGCTGGGTGGCGCGTTGTCAGGACATAGGAATTGAATTCGTCGGACCAGAGTACACTTCCCAGGATATTCTTGGTTTTCCTGGGCAGGCCCGTAAGTCGTGACGTTACGATCTGGCCTAACGAGATTATCAAGCGTGGTTGGATAGAACGGATCTCTTCGGTGAACCGTGTTGCGCACCGGGCAATCTCCTCATCGGTCGGATCGTTCTTCCACCAGCATATCAGATTCGTAGCGTACGTCTTGGATCGGGGCCAGTCGCACATTTGGAGCATGGAGTCCATGAACTGGCCGGACGCCCCTACGAACGGGCGTCCCGTTTCGACTTCACGTCCACCGGGGGCAATGCCTACTAATACCACGCCGTAGCTAGGATCGCCATACCCTCTACAGGTCCCTCTGTGACACTCCGGGCCCGCTATCGGACCACCCGGTAGAGGGGGGTAGTGGTGGGGGTTGTTGATGGGCGCAGTCGGTATCGTCATGTTCGTCGATGGTAATCAAACATTCAAAGCAAGTCCATTCTGCACACACGGGGCACGTGCGTGCTTCGTTCGACCCACAGGTCTTACACGAGGGCCACTCTACGATGTGGTTCATTCTCGATAGTCGTCGTAGACTTCGATCCCCATTATGCTAGTGCCGTCGGGTTCGTAATCGTCCCTTAGGATGAGATCGTGCCCTTCGCTCTTCAGCAACTCAATAAGTTCGTCGAGCGTGGCAAGTTCTACAACCCAATGGCGATCACCCCATTTGTCTTCGGTGTCTGTTATGGTAGCCCGCGGCACTGGAGGTCCGTCTGGGGTTCCGTAGTGGCTAGTTCTTTTTACTCTAAAGATCATTAGTTCACCTTTTCCATTTGGAAAAGCTGGCTAGATGTGCGCACCGAGTAGTCGGTCCTTTAGTTCAGGTGGTAGGATCTTACGCCGTTCCAGTTCTTGGATCGCCAATTCACGGAACCACGTGGAGCACGTATCGTTCATTGCTGAGACGTGTTGGTTCACTGCATCATACAATGAAGGCTCCATGCGGACCATGACGCTTGCGACCTTAAGTTCTCTGCGTGCCATTGACGGATATATCTCCTTTGGGTAGAATCGTCCACAGCTTTCCTGCCTCTACATCAACTGTCCACGTTATGTCGAAGATCGACTTCAAGGAATCTTGCATGACCAGCAATTTCTTTCCGAATGCTATGGGGTTACGGTAAGCCCTGGAGAATGCGATGGGGTCTACGTTGGGAGCGCTTTCAATCCATGACCACAGCTGTCCTGGTGTGCGGTCTTGGACTGGGTACTTCTTCACAGCTATCCACTTCAGGGCGTCAACGAGCATTCGTTCCTCGTCTAACGTGAAGGAACGTTGGCCTACACGGATGGACGAAATCGCTGTTGTGAACTGATTCTCTATCCCCAATGCACGCGCTATCCAAAACCCGATGCGTGCGAAGTCCTCCACACGGAACTGAGGGCCTTCGTCGGTCATTGGCGTAGCTAGCACTCGTTGTAGATCGGCTACGATACCTCCCCAGAGTCTATTTCTGTTATTGACAATAACGTCGATGATAGCTTGTTCAGGAGCAAATCTCTCGAGCCTCTCATATGAAAGCAGAAGTAGTCGATCGGCCACATCTTCCCTACCGAAGCGAGGGTTATGGGCCGTGATTCCAACCATCGCCTGGCGCTTGAGCACAAAGGAATCAGAGTCAGAGTAGAGCTTGCGCCTGGTGATATCAGATGTTCCGGCGGAAAGTGCCAAGCGATCAGGCAACCACTCCTTCCAGGAATCGACGTTGTCAAGTACAACAAGTGGATCCGATGCAACCGCGTGATCGAAGTTATCCTCCTTGGTGATTGACTCAATCGCTTTGTGGCGCCCGTAGATCAGCGCGTAGACCTTCCTGAACAAGGTAGACTTACCAGAGCCTGGTTGCCCGAACGTCGCCAACAGCGGGCGTGACACCGCTATGTTGCGGAAGAACAGGAACATCAACCACACTTGCAACAGAGCTTTAGCAGCTTCACGCTCCATCCCGATCACGTTGTGCAAGGCGTCGTGCCCAGCACTGCGACCGAACAGCATTTCAGCCCACGCAGGTTCGGCAGGCCCTATGTCGAAGGGTTCCACGTTGTTCTGCCAAGGGAATACTACGCCATGTGCACCGTCTACTACGGTGTCGATCGCGTTACCTGTGATACGCAGTACGTCTTTGCGTCCAGTGTGCAACAACAGCGCGTTGGACGGCTGGTCATAGAAGCTTAGTGAAGTCTTGAACGAGTTGGTCGTTAGGTTTCTGGTATAGTTGACCAGCCCAGCCGCTGCGTAGTTGTGTTCGGACTCCGTCTTGTTCATGCCATACTCCATATCGAGCATGGCATCCATGTAGTCTGACTTCTCTCCTACTACGACGGGTCGTCCTATGTCCCGCCTCACGTACCACAGTGAGTCGTCCACAGCATGCAGGAATTGCCCGCGTTCACGCATGAACTGCACGACCTGCTTGAAGATGGACTGTTTGCGTACGATGGTGGGGGTGAGCTTACGTAGCTGGTTTATCACCTCACGTGGGTCAGCCCCACTACGCCTGACTGAGGCTTCAGCACGTAGTACGTCTTTCCCCAGTTCACGGTCACCGTTGTGACGTAGGTCAGCGAACTTGTTATTGCGTGAGTGCTTCGCCAACCAGAAGACCGCATCACGGTCTAGCCCACATCGGAACCCGTACTGCATCAACGACCACAGCGCACCCGAACGGTCAGACGCTAGGGTGTTGTATTGCATGTAGACCTTGGGATGCAACCCCTTGTCCTTGATGGTCTCAAGGAGTTCCTGCGGTCCCATGTCTACCGTGAGCGTAGGGGTAAGGTCCAACCAGTTATCTAGTTCGACAGATTCAGAAGCTGGAACAGCATCTGGCAGCATCTCGAACGCTTCGGCCGTGTAGACCTTGCGTGAGACCTGGACCACCTCTACAGGGTGTGGCCCATCCAGGTACTTGAAGTTGAACGTGTCAGGGAGCCTGACCTTGCGGCCTAACGCCCACCCTGAGTGGTCACACTTCGATATGGCGTACGTGAGCTTGCGTGATAGTATCTCGTGGGCTTCGAGGTCCAACGGGTCACGCAGAACCCAGAACGCTTGATGGCGTCGTGGGCTCGTACGTATGAGGACCGTAGGCTCTATTGGTATATCGTCGAGGGTCGCCTCGTCTAGGTCGGCCTGGATTGTGCGAGTTCCCGGAACGACGTTCGTCTTAGTGCTTGATGCTTGGCGGAAGAGGTACGACGAGAAGTATACGTTCGATGTACCTCGTTCCTTTGACACGGCTTCAATGATCTCGCTTCGCTGGTGAGGCCACCTGTACCAACGCTCGAACCATCCGCCTGCATTGGGGCCGCCATGCGCGAAACAAAAGAAACCCTCGGGTGCTGTAACGACGAGGTCTAGGAACTCAGGA